TTTCGCATGGTGGCCTACACCGGCACTCCCATGCGAATCGCCGGCTGGCGCTATCCCGTGATCCTCGACCTGGCGGGTCTGGCGATTCCCTCGCAAGCCCGACCGATTCGGTTTGGGCACGATCCGCTGTCGGGCGTCGGACACACCGATGCCATCCGCATCGAGCAGGGACAACTCGTCGCCGGCGGTTTGGTGTCGCGCGATACGGCGGCCGCTCGCGAAGTGGTGGTCAGTTCCAAGAACGGTTTTCCGTGGCAGGCCTCGGTCGGCACCAGTGTCGAAGAGTTCGAGTTCGTTAAGGAAAGCCAGAAGGTGATCGTCAATGGTCGCGAGTATAGCGGCCCGCTGAATGTCGTCCGCAAGGCGACGCTCGGTGAAATCAGTTTCGTCGACCTTGGGGCCGACGGTGCCACGAGCGCCAGCGTTGCCGCGGGCGCGACTCATTCCTCCGGAGAACCCATCATGGACGAGCCCAACCTCGCCCCGAACGCCGATTCCCAAACGCCTCCCACCACTCCCGCGCCGCCGACTCCGCCCGTTACGCCCCCAGTCAACGCGACTGCCGTCGATCAGATGCGTGCCGACGCAGCCGCTGAAACCGAACGGATCGCAGCCGTGCGGCGCATCTGTGGCGGTCGTGCGCCGCGATTGGAAGCGCAGGCAATCCGCGAGGGGTGGAGCGAACAACGCACCGAACTGGAAGTGCTGCGAATCACGCGTCCCGCCGCGCCTGCGATCCATTCCGTGGATAACACCGTCAATGGGAATGTGTTGGAAGCGGCCTGCATGCTGACTGCCGGCATCGCTAATCCGGAGGCCAGCTTCGAACCGCAAACATTGGACTTGGCGACGCGCCGTTTTCGCGGCGGCATTGGTCTGCAAGAGCTACTGCTCGAAGCGGCCTGGGCCAACGGTTATACGGGACGCAACTTCCGCGATAGCCGCGCGGTGCTGCGGTTTGCCTTCGGACGTGGCATCGAGGCCGGTTTCTCGACCATCGACATTGGCGGCATCCTTTCGAACGTTGCCAACAAGTTCCTGCTCGAAGGGTTCTTCAGCGTCGAGCGGACCTGGCGGAACATCTGCGCGGTGCGAAACGTCAGCGACTTCAAGACCGTCACGAGCTACCGGCTGATCGGTAAGGATCAGTACGAGCTGGTGGCGCCGGGGGGCGAACTCAAGCATGGCACGCTGGGCAGCGAGCAGTACACCAACAAGGCCGACACCTACGGCCTGATGCTCTCGCTCGACCGCCGCGACATCATCAACGACGATCTGGGCGCGATCACCACCGTGCCCCGCAAGCTGGGCCGAGGGTCCGGCCTCAAGATCAACGACGTCTTCTGGACCATCTTCCTGGCCAACAGCGGCTTCTTCACCGTGGGGAACAAGAACTTCCTCGCGGGCGCCGACACGGCCCTGACCATCGACGGCCTGACGAAGGCGGAAGTCGCCTTCATGGACCAGGTGGATGGGGACGGCAAGCCGATCGGAATCATGCCGGCGATCTTGCTCGTACCCACGGCTCTCTCGGCCATGGGCTCGCAGCTCTTCAAGTCCCTGGAACTGCGGGATACCACGGCCAACGCCAAGTTCCCCGTGGCCAATCCCCACCAGGGAAAGTTCCGCGTCGAGGTGAGCCGGTATCTGGCCAACGCCGTGTACCCGGGCAACTCGGCGAAGGCCTGGTACCTCCTGTCCGAACCGAACGACCTGCCCGTGATCGAGGTCGCGTTCCTCAACGGCCAGGAAGCCCCGACCATCGAGACGGCCGAAGCCGACTTCAACGTGTTGGGCGTCCAGATGCGGGGCTATCACGACTTCGGCGCGAGCCTCCAAGACCCGCGAGGCGGCGTGCGGTCCAAGGGCGAAGTGTAATCGCGTCGCCCGTCATTCCATTTACAAGGCACCTGGTCCGGAGCGTTCGCAATGCCTCAAGCCACATTCATTCGAGACGGGGACACGATCGACTACACACCGGTGGCGACGGTCGCCGCGGGCGCGGTCGTCGTGCAAGGCGAACTGGTGGGAGTTGCCAAGACGGAGATTCCGGCCGCTCGCTTGGGCGCTCTGGCCGTGGTCGGAGTCTTCGACTTTCCAAAGGCCACGAGCGTCGGCTCGGCGATTGGCGTCGGCCTGGAAGTCTACTGGGACGCCGGGCTGTCCCTGGCAACCACCACCGCCGTTGGCAACAAGCGCATCGGCAAGACGATCAAGGCTGCGGTGGACTCGGACCCCACGGTCCGCGTCCGCCTGAGCCAGTAGAGGAGTTCGCCATGTCCGATCTGCTCCAGCAGGGGTCCGACTGGTTGGAAGACCAGCGGACTCGACACGCCACGCGGATCGTCACCTACCACCGTGGCCTGGCGTCGATTGACGTTTCGGCCACGGTGGGGCGGACGGTCTTCGAGGTGGTCGGAGCCTCGGGGGTGGCGGAGAAGATTGAAGCCCGCGACTACCTACTGCTCGCGGCCGACCTGGTGATCGACGACCAGCGGACGCTGCCCAACCGCGGAGACCGCATCCGGGAAACGGTGGGGAGTACCTCGTTCCTGTACGAGGTGATGGCCCCCGGCCGCGAGCCGCACTACCGCTACTCAGACCCCTACCGCAAGACGCTACGAATTCACACTAAGCACGTGGACACGCTGGAGGCAGGCTAAGCATGACGCGGCAGTGGGTGCAATCCGCAAGTATCGAGGTGGACCCGGCCAACGGCGCGTGGCTGGTGGCGACAGCGCCACCCACTTCGATGGTAGGCGGCACGCGGACGGCCCCCACCACAGCCGCGCGCAAACTGGTGACGGCGGTGACCCCCTGCAAGTTCGTGTGGATCGGAGCCAGGGTCGACGCGGCGGGAGCGCTTCAGAACACGGCCCTGGTCATGATCGGCGACCAAGGCAGTCAGAACATGCCGATCCTGGCGACGAACATTGACGGGTTTCTCATCCAGATCGACGACGCGAGCAAGGTCTACATCAAGCCGACGGTCGCCGGCGAAGGGGTCGCATACCGCATTTTTGCGTAAGGAGCAGGTATGGCAGTGGCTGTCAGTATCGCGGAAGCCGTTCTGGTCGGATTGAACGGTCACACGTTCAGCCAGCCCCTGACGGCCGAGAGGCAATACCGGCCGCAGTTTGAGTTGCCCGACATGAAAACGCTGCGAGTGAGCGTGGTCCCACGGGCGCTGAAGACCAGCGGTGGGACGCGCGGCCAGGCCGGAAACGAGTGTGCGGTCGATGTGGCCGTGCAGAAGAAACTGGACACGGAAGAGAACGCCGAGATTGATCCGCTGATCGGGCTGGTCGAGGAGATCGCCGACTTCGTCCGCACGACGCGGCGGTTCGCGACCTTTCCCGACGCCGTGTGGGTGCGAACCGAGAACGACCCGTTGTACTCCCTTGAGCACCTGGAGGAGCTGCGACAGTTCACCAGCGTCCTGACATTCACGTTCCAGTTGCTGAGGTAGCGATGCTGGGGTTCACGGTCCGCACCAAGTCCGAGATGCCCAAGGTTCGGGCAAAAGCACGCCGCGCCAACTTCACGAGTCTCGGCCAGGCCGGGGCTGCGATCCGGCTGACGGCGCGGCGCAGTATCCGCCGTCGGAAGACGGCGTCGCCTGCGGGGCAGCCGCCCCACACGCGCAAAGGTCAGTTGAAGCGGGCGATTGGGTATGCCGTCGAGGAACAAGCGAAGGCAGTGGTCGTTGGGCCGGAGGCTGAGGCGGTGGGCGAGTCGGGTCGGGCGCATGAGATCGGCGGGCTGTTCCGCCGCGAGCGGTATCCGCGACGCCCGTTCATGCGGCCGGCGCTGGAAAAGCTACGCAGTCGTCTACCCCGGATGTGGGCCAATTCCGTGCGATAGGAGCAAAACAAATGAAATGGTTTGGGGCAATCATCGTTGCGACCCTGGTTGGCAGCCCTGTGTATGCGCAGGTGGCCAGTCAACTGGCTGCCGATCTGCCGGCCGAGATCCGCCAGTGGTATCGCAACCCCGATGGCAGCTGCGTGCAGTGCAGTCTCGGCATGTGCGGCGTCGATCAGAACGTGCCGGCGGCGGCCACGTTGCTTTGGGACACGGAGTACGGCCGCGCCGAGCGGGGCGGCTCCGGGCCCAGCCGCGTGGCCAGCTACTGCGACCGCCGCGGCATCCGGGCGTTCAACATCACGGGCAAGACGACGTTTGACTGGATGCAGTGGGCCTGCTCGACGGGCCGCGGAGCCGCCATCGGCGCCGGCAGCAACCATTTTCAGACCTTGATGGGACATGATCCCGCGCGGGGGCGTTGGTTCGTCTGCAACAACAACTCCCCGCAGCGGATTGACGAGTACGACGACGCGGCCTTTCGCCGGCTCCATCTGGCGAGCGGTCCGTGGGTCGTCGTGCTCGATTACTCGCCGCACCCCGCGCGGGCCGAATACGTCCGCTGGTGGTAGTCCTTTCGCTCGATTCCCTCACTCTACCAAGGAGATGCTATGCGCAGCGTTCTGTGGATCGCGGCCCTGTTGTCCCTCGCCGCTTCGCCGGCGCTGGCACAAGGGCGGGTCGAAGTGGATCAGGAAGAGATTCGCCGGCTCGGCGACATGGTGCAGCAGGTCGGTGGCGGTCATCGCTCCGACCCAAACGTCGATGCCTACGTGGAAGCGATGGGGCCGCCGGCGTCGGACGCCGACAAGTGGTTCATCAGCCTGCTGTCAATGCGCGCCTGCCCCGCGTGCGAGAAGCTGAAACGGGACTTCGCCGCCGATTCCTGGCTGCGGGCACTCGCCAACCCCAGCGACCCCAAACAGTCGTGGTCCCATTTCAACGTCTACGACCGCGACGACAAGAGCCAGGCGTTCCGGTTCGAGAAGGTCAAAGTGGCCGGTTATCCGACCGTCCTTGTACAGCCACCCCGTAGCGGCAAGTACGGCGAACCCAAGACGATCGTGTTCCAAGCCACGGGCTACGCAGGTGATCCGCACAAGCTGGCCGGCGACATCGCCGCCGCAATCCGAAAGTACGTGGCCCCGGTCGAGCCGCGCCGCGAGGGTCACCAGCAACTGGCGGCCGATCGCACCCCGCCCTGGCAGCCCGTGCCGAAGCAGGAACCGGTCACGCCGCTGGAGATTCCGCCCGTCAGTCCGCTCGATCCGGTCACGATCCCTCCAGCTCCCGGTCCGGCGCCCAAGCCGGTTGATCCGCCCGCGATGCCTCCCACCGCGGAGCCGATCTCGGCCTATCCCGAGGCGATCGTCATCACCGACTCGGAAGACGGGCTGAACGCCACGAACGACGAGCGGATCAAGAGCATCCTCGAGGGGCTGCGCCGGGAGCGGGGTAAGAACCTCAAGGTGCGGTTCATGGACTGGCGCGATGCGAAGGACCGCTTCCCCGTGCATCGTGACGAAATGCCCGTCGTGCTGCTCACGAACGACGGGCGGATCGAAGACAAGATCTCGGGCCGGCTGCTCCCCTACGTGCAGACCGACCGCCGGCCGGTTGGCATCGCCGATCTCCCCGTGGCGTCGATCCTCACGCTGATCCTCAGCGGATTCAGCGTGCCGGCCGCCTTTCAGGTCGGCCTGTGGTTGGTGGGGTTCATCCGCGCCCGCCGCCAGGCAGCCGGCAAGCCGCTGCTGCTGGATGACGAGGCCTTGGCTCGGCTCGCTGAAGCCGTGCAGGGACTGCTGACCAGCAAGTCCGGCGGGCAGAAGTAGCCCGTGACCTGGCGGCGGCGCCTCACGGAGGGGGCGCAGCCGCCGGGCGGGCGGTAGGACGCAACATCGAAAGGAGACTCGGATGGCGCTGCGATTGGGGATGGACGGCAAGCTCTACCGGAACACGGGCACCTATGCCGTGCCGGTCTGGGAGCTGATCACGAACGTCAAGGACCTGACGCTCAACCTGGAAGCCGGCGAGGCCGATGTCACGACGCGCGGCAATGCCGGCTGGCGAGCCACGGTCGCGACGCTCAAGGACGGTTCCATTGAGTTCGAGATGGTGTGGGATACCGGAGATGCCGCTTTCACGGCCGTGCAGCAGGCATTCTTCAACACGGGAACCATCGAGTTCGCCGTGATGGACGGCCTGATCACGGCCACCGGCTCACAGGGGCTGCGAGCCACCATGTCCATCACCAACTTCTCGCGGAGCGAGCCGCTCGAAGAGGCGATCTCCGTGAGCGTGACGGCCAAGCCGACCTATTCGACCAACCCGCCTGTGTGGATGGTCATTCCGTAGTCACTCGGCCTTGCGAAGAACCAATCCATAGTGGTGAGGGCAGCATGGGAGAGACTCCCACCGATCGAAGACGAGCCCTGCCTCGACTCCCCAATCCCGACATTGCTCTGGTCGGGGGCGAATGTTCATGGATGGCCCGCGCGGCGTCTTCGGATCGTACTGCCAATGAATAATACCAACCTTTCCCGCCGGTCGGAGAATCCGCAGCGACTCGGCGAGCAGTTCAACGGGACGCTCGATATGCAAGATGTTGAACAGCATCACGTAATCGACGCTTGCATCCGGGCGTCCTGCGCCGCGCTCAACGAAGTCGCGAACTGCTGCGGAAACATTTGTGAGTTGGTTCAAAGCGGCTCTGGCCACAGTCGCCTCGACCATCTCGGGCTCAATGTCGAGTGCGTAAACATCGCCTTGAACTACCCTCGCCGCTTGAATCGTGAAGTCCCCGTATCCACACCCAAACTCCACCACATCGACGCAATTCTGGTTGCACTCGAGTCGGGACAACACGCACGCGCAATCAAAGAACGTGGCCCAATAGGCAGCTTCTGGCATCCCACTTTCTCTTCCCTTCATCAGAACCTCCGTCGCATTTTCATTCTTGATACAAGGAGGGCCGCAAAACGTGAAGACCTTCAAGGACAATTCCGACCGCGGCTGGAATGTCGCGATCAACGTCGAGTCCATCAAGCGGGTGAAGACCCTCCTGGGCGTCAACTTGCTCGATGTACTCGACGAAGGGGGCAAGCTGCTGGCCCGGCTGCACGACGATCCGCTGTTCCTGGTGGACGCGCTGTACTGCGTCTGTAAGCCGGAAGCCGACCAGCGCCAGGTGACGGACGAGGACTTTGGCCGGGCCATGTTCGGCGACGCCATCCTGCACGGGGCCGAAGCCCTGCTGGAGGAACTTGCCGATTTTTTCCCCGATGCCCGGCGACGGGCAGCCATCCGGGAAGTGATGCACAAGATGCGGGCGACGGCCGAGCGGCTGCTGGATCACGCCCGGCAGACCATCGCCGGCATCGACCCCGTGCAAGCGGCAGCGAAGCTTATCGACTCGCTTGGGAGCTCGCCGGCGTTGTCGGCGTCGACCCAGGCCCCCTGACGCTCGCGGAATTGGTGTGGATGGCCGAGGCCCGCGGCCGCGCTGAGTGGAGCCGCACGGCCGAGCTCCTGGCGATGGTCGCGAACCTGGTCCGCGACCCCAAGAAACGGAAGAAGCCGTTCAAGGGACTGGATTTCAATCCGCACGCCGGCCGCCATCGCGCGGCCAAAGACGTGAAACCGATGGCTGACGTGAGTTTGCTCAAGACCATCTTTGTGGACTCGCGAGGTGCATGATGCCTAGTGCAGGCGGCATAAAAGCCGGCGCGGCGTACGTGGAATTGTTCGTCAAGGACAACCGCCTTGTGAAAGGGCTCGACGCGGCCAGCGTCCGGCTCAAGGCGTTTGGCGCTGCAACCACGGCCATCGGTGCGCAACTGGCCGGCTTGGGCGTAGCCACCATCGCCCCTTTTCTGCTCAGCGTGAAGGTCTTTTCCGACATGGGGAGTGAACTGGTCGACATGAGTCAGCGGACCGGCCGTAAAAGGTCGAAGCAGTCGTCTGCTCCGAACGGAATTCCCGTGGCTGAAATCGCGACTCCCATCCTTGTGGACGAACAGTTACTTTGTCGCCACTACCGGCGGGGCACCGTTGGCCGTGATTAAGGCTTACGTCGAAAACCAAAAGAGCGTCTAACCTGTGTTGCTCGTTGCCCAACTGAAACTGCTGCCGACCGAACAACAAGCGAACCAGTTTGTTGCTACGGCAGATGCGTTCCGTAAGGCGTGCAACTATGCCTCGGCTGTCGCATTTGACACGAATACGCGAAAGCCTGCCGGGTTGCAGAAACTGGTGTACCGTACATTGAAGAAGGACTATGGACTTGGTGCGCAGTCCGCCTGTCTGTCCGTTCGCACTGTCTGTGCCGCGTACACGACGATGAAGGCGAATAACCGCCCCGCAACCAAGCCTGCGGAGTTTCACGAGAATTCCGCCACGGTCTACGATTGCCGGAACTTCAGCGCTGACATCCCCAAACAAACCATCTCGCTCTGGACGACTACCGGACGTGTTCGTGTTGCCTACCAACAGGGCGAGCGGCAGCAGAACCTGTTGGCGTCTGGTTTGTGGAAGCAAGCCGACCTGATTCTTCGCGACGGCTCTTGGTTCTTGTTCGTGTCTGTCGAACTTCCCGATCCGCCACTTGTTCCGGTAGCGGACTTTCTGGGCGTTGACCTTGGCGTGGCGAACGTCGCATCTGACAGTGACGGGAACCTTTACAGTGGTCAGACATTGAAGAACGTTCGCTACCGGCATCGTCGTCTCAGGACGAAACTGCAACGTAAGGGAACCAAGTCCGCCAAGCGGCTTCTTGTGAAGCTGTCGGGGAAGGAGTACCGTTTTGCGTCCTGGGTGAACCACAACATCTCCAAGGAACTCGTTCGTCTGGCTTCAGGCACCGGTCGGGGTATTGCGTTAGAAGACCTAACAAACATCCGCAACCGGGTAACGGCACGCAAGCGTCAGCGGGCAGTTCTACACTCTTGGTCGTTCTCACAACTCAGACAGTTCGTCGCATACAAGGCAGTGTTGGCGGGTGTTGCTGTGGTCTTCGTAGACCCGGCATACACCTCTCGCACATGCTCCGAATGTGGCTGTCGCGATAAGCGAAACCGTCCAAGCCAATCCGTGTTCCATTGTGTTTCTTGTGGACATAGCGGGCACGCTGACCTCATCGCGTCGGAGAACATCCGACGGGCTGCTGTAAACCAGCCAAACGCCAGGAACGGCTTGTCCGTGGCCCGGCAAAGCCCCCGACTTTAGTCGTGGGGTTGTTTACGCAGATTCTGCAAGAGGTGGTTTTTCTTGCACTTAGCCCATGCAGCGACTAGATTTGCGGGATGCTTTACTTACTAGCGATCATGCTGCCGCCTGTTGCCGTACTACTGTGCGGCAAGCCATTTCAATTCCTGCTGAACCTCGCCCTGACGGCGTTCTTCTGGATACCAGGGATGCTTCACGCAATCCTCGTGGTTGGCAATCACCTTGCCGAGAAACGAACGGGACGGCTTGAAAAGGCGTTTCACGACGGCCGCAGGCACTAGCTCGAAGACGACTGGCTCTGCGAACTGGACGACTGGCTCTGCGAACTGGACGACTCTTCGAGGTCCAGGCCCACATAGCCTGGCATGACGCCGATGACGTGGAAGGCCCCGGTATCGATCGTCTTGGCGGCGTTGTCGGGCGACGTCTCGCTGTCGTCGACCAGTAGCAGCTCGGCATCGTAAGTGCCAGCCGGAAGCGTCAGGAGATCGCCCTGCGCGAGAAGAATGCTGTACTCAGCCGGTGCCGTGATGTCATTGATCGTGATGACGCTGCCATTGGCGCGTCGGTCGAGGCGTTGTCGGAACTTGGACACGCGGCCGAGCAATCGGGCGCTGACATGGCCACGCTGGAGACTGGCCTCAAGAAGATGCAGAAGAACGTCGTCGATGCGGCACAAGGCTCGAAGACGGCTCAGGCGAGCCTCGCCCGGCTAGGCGTGTCGATCGCGGACTTGGCGGGCCTTTCGCCCGACCGGCAATTCGAACTGCTGGCGGACCGGCTTTCCCAGGTCCGCAACCCGGCGATCCGGACTGCCCTCGCGATGGACCTGTTCGGCAAGGCCGGAACCCGACTGCTGCCCCTCATGTCGCAGGGGGCGGCAGGCATTGAATCGCTGCGTGACGAAGCCCGGCGGCTGGGGCTTTCCATCTCTGGGGATGACGCCCAGGCGGCCGAAGCCTTTGGCGACTCGCTCGGGAGCCTGTGGAAGGTCGTCAAGGCCGGTGCTTTTGCCATCGGCGCCGCCCTCGTTCCAGTACTGGGGGACCTAGTGACGAATACCACAGCCGCGGCCGTTTCGGCGATCGGCTGGGTGAAGGAGAACAAGGAACTCGTCGTCATCGCGTTCAAGATCGCGGCCGGTATCGCAGCCGGGGGCGCGGCGCTCGTCGCAATTGGGATCGCTGCCTCGGCCGCAGGCACCATCCTCGGCGTTGTGGCTTCGGCGATCGCTGGCGTAGGGACGGCCGTCGGACTGCTCGGCAGCGTCCTGGCGGCGATCTTCTCGCCCCTCGGCCTGGTCATCGCGGGCGTCGTGGCGTTGGGAGCCGTGTTTGTCACGTCCACCGATGCCGGTGCGCAGGCATTGGCTTGGCTCGGGGAGCGGTTCAAGGGGTTCAAAGACACGGCCTTGGCCACGTTCGGGGCGATCGGCGATGCCCTGGCCGCAGGGGATCTCGCGCTCGCCGCCAAGGTTCTGTGGCTCGCCATCAAGATGGAATGGCAGCGGGGCGTGGCCTTTCTGCAGTCAACTTGGGTCGCATTCAAGGGATTCTTCCTGCAGACCTGGAACGAGGCCACCACGGGACTTGCTCTGCTCTTATCCGACGCCTGGGCCGGTTTGGAAACCGCCTGGGTCGAGTTGACCACGTTTCTGGCGAATGCGTGGACTCGGTTCACGGCCGGCATCACCAGCGGCTGGCGAACGGCGCAGAACTTCATCTCGAAGGGCATCCTCCACCTGATGAGCCTTTTCGATGAATCGGTGGACGTGGAAGGTGCCTCGCGCGTGCTCGACGAAGACCTGGCCCGGGCCAACAACCAGGCCAACTCTGAGACCCAAGCCGTTCTGACTGGCCGAGAGACTGCCCGGCAGTCGCGCCGCGGTCAGATCGAGAGCGACCGCCAGGGTCGTGGGGACGCGCTGGGTTCAGCGCTCGTCGCCGAAACCCAGCGCCTGCAGTCGCAGAACAAAGCGGAACTTGACGGATCGGAAGCCGCGTTTCAGGAAGCCCGCAAGGAGTGGGAAGCCGCCGTCGCCCAGGCCGCCAAGCGCCGTGAAGAAGCGGACGCTGCTGCGCCCGCCGGCGCCAAACCAGTCGCTCCGAAGATGCCTGACATCGAAGCGAATTTCGCCGGCGCGGGCGAACTGCTGGGCGAGGTCAAGCAGAAGTTCGACGTGCAGGGGTCGTTCAACGCTGCCGCCGTGCGGGGCCTGGGGGCCGAAAACGCCAGCGACCGAACCGCCAAGGCCACCGAACAGATCGCCACCAACACCAAGAGATTGCTGCAAGAGGCTCAACGGGGCGGACTTGTGTTCGCATAGGGGGCAAAAATGCCGGTCACCATTGCCGAAAAATACGATAGCCGGGAGGCGACTGAGGGGGCCGAAAGCCCCGCAGCTACGCTCCTATATATAGTACAGGGCACCGAAGACGACGATCTGGTCCGGGCGGCGGTCGAAGGGGAGGTTCCCGCTCTCTACCAGGGGCTCGTGTTCGAGGACTACCACATCGCCCATTTAGGGGGCGGCGTGTGGGATGTGGCCGCGCGCTATGGGAAGCGCAAGCAGCCGGGCGAATCGAGCTTCTCGTTCGACACCGGGGGCGGCACGCAACACATCACGCAGAGCGTGCTGACCGTCGCCCGGTATCCGGCCGCAGCGCCGAACCTGCAAGGCGCCATCGGCTTCTCAGGCGAAAGCGTTCAGGGCACCGACATTACCGTCCCGGTCTACAACTTCACCGAGACGCACTATCTGCCCGTGGCTTCCGTCACGGCCGGGTACAAAGCCACGCTCTTCTCCCTCACGGGCCGGGTCAATAACGGGGCCTTCAAGGGATTCAGCCCTGGCGAAGTGCTTTTTCTCGGCGCTTCAGGCTCCCAGCGGGGAGACGACGATTGGGAAATCACCTTCCGTTTCGCGGCCAGCCCCAACGTCACGGGGCTGGCGGTTGGCTCCATCACGGGCATTACAAAGCGCGGCTGGGACTACCTGTGGGTGCTGTATGCCGACGCCGAGGACCAGAACGTGCTGGTGAAGCGGCCGGCTGCGGTCTACGTCGAACAGGTTTACGAGTTCGGCAACCTGGGCCTCTTGGGCATTGGAGCCTGACGCATGGGCGACGCTCTCAAGAAGGTCCAGGCCGGACAGCCGCTCGCCATCTCGGCGGAAGCGTTCAACAGCTTCATCGACGCGGCCCGCGCCGTGCGTGCCAACCGTCACGATGTGGCCCAGGACCCGGGACTCGACTTCCGCCAAAGCGGCATCATCAAGGTCAAGAACAACAGCGGCGCAGACCGGGCGAGGTTCGACGTGCTGGGTATCGAAGCCCCGCTGTTTGATCCGGCGGTGAGCCTCGATAGCTTCAAGGCCCGCGTCGCAGTGACGGGTATCACGCCCGATCCGGAAAAGCACTTTGCGAAGTTCGTCGTGCTGGCGGAGCCACTCAAGGCCGGGGCCATCGGCTGGGGTTGCGCCAGCGGGCTCACGGTCGCCCGCGTGAAGATCAACGGCGAGTCCGATCCACGGGCTGACGTGGGCGACACGGCCGACGCGCTGGCATCAGGCCACAGCGGCGCAGCCCTCATCCTCTGGAAGGAACCCGCGGGGAGCGGCCCACGATGGGCCCTCATCAAGATCGGCTTGCCGCAGATCGGCGGCTCGGGCTCCGGGTCTGGCAGCGGTTCGGGGACCGGCGTCGGTGGCTCCGGCTCGGGATCAGGTAGCGATGGTTCTGGCGGGTCTGGCTCTGGAGGAAGTGGTTCGGGCGGCAGTGGTTCGGGCGGCAGTGGGTCCGGCGGCAGTGGGTCCGGCGGAAGCGGCTCGGGTGGCAGTGGTGGTAGTGGCACTGGGAATGGCACGGGGTCTGGCACGGGAGGCGATGGAGGAGGCTCCGGTTCTGGAACGGGAGGGAGCGGCGGCTGCAAGAAGTCCTTCACCGGCAACCTGGCCGACATTCCCGAAGGCACGGCCACCGCTGGCGGCTGGACCATTGGCATCGACGAGAACGGTTGCCTCGTGAAGTACCGCCACGATCCCGACACCTGCGGCGAGGGAGGCTAGCGTGCCTATCGGACACAAGGCCGGAAAGATCCTAGTCCGCAACGGCAAGATCGTCTGCGGATGTTGCGACCAGCAGCCCGCAACGCCCTGCCTCTATTGCGCGGAGGGCAAGACGCCGCGCACCGCGACGATCGTCATCGCCGGCGCAACGACTGCCGAGATCAACGGCACGTGGCTCATGCGTCAAAACCCGAACAATCCCTGCACCTACGGCGATGGCGTGGAGAACGAACTCCAGATGGGGAACAACTGGCTCTGCTCGGGGACGATCACCGGGTTCCAGCCCTTCGTCACGACTTACGTCGTTGCGGTGCATCTGACGGTCCCGCCCTACACCGTCTTCAACCTGTCCTACAACCACTTCGTGTCGCCCGACGACTGCACCGCGAGCTACATGTTCTCGGGGCCGATCGACGGTGGGACCTACCAAGTGAGTGCCGCCGCGTGAAGCATTGCCTACCACCCTGCATCCATCGCGGCGCCTCGCACCGACAGGTGCCTTGCGGCTGCGGACGCCGTGGAGAAGTGGAGCCGGTCTACCAATGCGCAATCTACGGCGAATGCGTCGAAAGGAAGTCCGCTGCGGGCGACCGACTTCGAGTTTGCCTTACTTGCCGAGACCGCTCGACGCGCCGGTTGATTGTCGTTTGCGGGCAGCATGAACCCGAATGCCAGGTCGTGGCGAGGTTGCTGGTCGCGGCTGGCGCTGTCGAACTCGACCGTGAGACGAGTCGCGAGACCTCGC